TCTAGTGATACACCCGTTCAGGAAAGTGCTGTTGCACGTATCCTAAAAGCAAAACAAATTAAATAATTAGGAGATACTAAATGTCACTTCCATTCGCAACTGAAGCCTTTCGCTTTTCTCACGTAGTTAAAAATGAACTATGGCCTGAAGCTGGTTACACACGTCTAGTGGTAACTGTTAATGAAGCTGCTGCTAAATCCTACGTTCCAGGTATGGTTCTAGGTAAAGTAACTTCTGGTGGTAAATACAAGATTGCTGTTCAGACTGCTTCTGATGGTTCTCAAGTAGCTGATGCTATCGTTATCGGTGAGCAAGCAATTGCTGCTGCTACTGATACTAAGGTTCTAGTTCTAATCAAAGGTCCAGCTATTGTTTCTAAGGCTGGTTTGATCTTAGATGCTACTTATGATCTAGATGCTGAAAAAGCTGTCGTTTACGCTTCACTCGAAGCTAAAGGCATTCAAGTTAACGACGCAGTTTAAGCGTTTTTATTAAAATAACAAAGGATAAATATAATGCAAACTCGTAGTTTTGAAAAACCATTTGAGCTAGTTGACTATACAGAGGAACTACTGCTAGTCCCGAATACCTGGGGTTTGATCAACGAACTCGGTATTTTCTCAAATGAACCTGTTGCTCAACACAGCATTACTGTTGAAAGCAATTCTGGTACTCTAGGTATCATTTCCGATCAAGTTCGTGGTGCTCGTAATCTCGTTAATAAAGACGATACGCGTGCTCTACGTAGCTTCGCTATCCCTCACTTCCCACTTGACGACGCTGTTAGCCCTAACGACGTTCAAGGCAAGCGTGCATACGGTTCTGCTGATGCTGCTGAAACTGAAGCTGCTGTAATCGCACGTAAGCTACAACGCATTCGTATGAATCACAGCATCACCCTAGAAGCTGCTCGTGCTTATGCAATCACGCAAGGCGCTGTATACGCACCGAACGGTACTGTTGTAGCTAACTACTACACTGACTTCGGCGTGACTCGTAAAGAGATTGATTGGGTATTCGGTACAGCTACTACTGACCTAATGGCTAAAGGTGAAGAAGGCGTGGCTCACATTCAAGATAATATCTTGACCGGTCAAGTAGTGAACGAAGTGGTTGCTCTTTGCTCACCTACTTTCTTCGCTAAATTGATTGCTCACGCTTCCGTGAAAGATGCTTACAAGTACTACTCTTCTACCCAAGAGCCACTACGTAACCGTCTAGGAACTGGTCTGTATCGTCGTTTCGTTCAAGGTGGTATTACCTTCATTGAATATCGCGGTTCATACAACGGTGTTCCTCTAATCCCTAACGGTGATGCTTACTTGCTACCTAACGGTACTTCTGACATGTTCTTGAGCTACTTCAGCCCTTGCAACAAGTTCAGCCACGTGAACACCCTAGGTGAAGAGGCTTACGCTTTCACTTACCGTTCACCACAAGACGAACAAATCGTTATCCAGACTGAGCACAATGCGTTGCACCTAGTGCGCCGCCCTCAAGCTGTGGTTCGGTTGTTTAGTTCAACCTAAGTAACTAGCCTTTTTAATTAAGGCTTTATACTGCAAGGTATTCTTAACTGAGTACCTTGTGTTATAATTTAAGATTATAGTAATGGCTACCTCGACGGAGGGAAAAGAAAGTTCCTCGCTTTTCTGCCTTTATTTTCACAGAGGTAATTTGAGGAATTAATGAGTAAAGAAAATAGGTACTATGTCTACGGACACTACTTGGAAGATGGAACACTTTTCTACATAGGTAAGGGTTGTAATAAAAGACATTGTGAAAAGACTAAAAGATCTGCCTCTTGGAACAAATTTACTGAAAATAAGATTTGGTATAGTAAAATAATAGAAGATAATTTGACTAACTCTGAAGCGTTAATAAAAGAAAGAAATCTTATCTTCAATAGTAAATCAAATTTAATTAATGTAAAAGTTGGTAATCTTAAAATAGATTTACAGGCAATTAAAAATAATCTGATATATGATCCAACATCTTCTACAGGACTACGTTTTGTAAATAACGGATCAAGTGGTAGAAAAGGTACTACTTGCAAGTATAAGGCAGGGGACGAAGCGGGTTCCAAAAGAACAAAAGGTTATCTATCAATTACTTGCTGTGTGAATAAAATCCACTACATAGCCTCTAGAGTAATCTGGTATTTAGTTTATGGAGTTTATCCAAATGAAGATCAAGTAATTGATCACATAAATGGAAACAGTTTAGATAATAGAGTAGAAAATCTAAGAATTTGTTCTCAACATTTTAATACCAAGAATAAAAAGATGCGAGAAGATAATACTTCTGGTCATGTTGGTGTTTATTTTGTAAAGGGAGAAAAGTATAATTACTGGCAAGCCTCGTACACTGATAATTTTAAAACAAAATGTAAAACTTATTCAGTAAATAAACACGGAGTTATTCCAGCTTTTTACCTAGCCTGTGAATGGCGTAAAGAGCAAATTGCTTTACTAAACGAACAAGGTGCTGGTTATACAGAGCGTCACGGAACGTAAACTTAGTATTTCATGTAGGGTATTTCAAAGTACCCTATGTAAAGTATTATCGAATCATAAAAGGAAAATAATGGCACTGACACCCTTGCAACAAATTCGATTAATCATTCAAGATAATACCCCCGGTTTGTATATTATCTCAGATGATGAACTTCAGTATTTCCTAGAAAAGAACAATGATAATATTACTCGTGCATCGATGGATGCAGCTAAAGTAGTACTGTTAAATCTTTCAATGAGATGTGACGAGACAATTGATATTTTCTCACTAAGATCAAGCAAAACCGCGAATGAGTACAGATTATCCCTTCAGATGTTTCTACGTGATCCTAATACTAACCCTTATATTCAGGATGTAAAAGGTTACGTTGGAGGTGTATCCAAATCAGATATGCAATCAAACAACAGTACCTTTGATAACAACGTGGTAACTAATCCTTATACTGAAAACTGCTCTAGTTTTCCTTTGGATTACTTCAAGGTTTAATTATGAGTTTCTTAACAGCTTCTCAAGGTGCTATTAATCGGCATGGTTTAAATCTAGTCTACTCAGTAATCAATCAAGGTGAATACAACGTAGAGACAGGTACTACCACTGAAACAAGTGCAGACTACACCCTTAAAATCTACCCAAAACATATCACTGCTAATAACTATTCTTACCCTGATTTAATTGGTAAAGATGCTTGTATGTTTTACATCGCTAACGGTACTCTACCATTCACTCCAAAGCAGAACGATGAGATAGCCTACAAGAACGCTGTATATCGCGTCCAGAGCTATCAAGAGCATGTAGCTAATGGTAAGGTAGCATTGTACAGAATAATCGCTGTAAAGGGCTAAGAATGATTACAGCTAACGTGGATGAGCTACTAAAGAGTCTTGAGTTATACCACGCAGATGCTGTACGTAGATTAGAGAACATGGTAAGCGGATTTGCTTATGAGTTCGTACTGGCTGCTGGTTTAAAGACACCTGTAGGTGATGCTGAATCACTTGAGAGTGTAGCTGCTTACGCTAGGTTATATAAAACACGAAATGAAACTTTCGGTATTCCTGTAGATGTAGGTTACCACGCTGGTTCATGGCAGTTTAGTCCAAATGGAACCCTTGAGTTCAGTACCATGCTTGTTTCACCACAGGGTGCAGCAGATGATGCTAGGTATGAAGCGCAAGCTACCTATGTACTAGGTAAGACATTCTACATTGGCGCTAATACTCCCGGTATGGTAGCTCTTGAAAATAATTACAGTGCACAAACAGACGGACAAGGTATTTATAAACCTTCACTTGATTTAGTGATGAGTGCATATGCTATCAATATGGTTAAATACTACAGAGAGTAATTAATAAGAATAAAGGTAAATATGACAGATGCAATCTTAGATACTAAACGTGCTTCTGAGCGTAGACTTAGTTCAATTACCCCAAGTGTCCCTACCGCTTATGAAGCCGTGCAATTTACAGTACCTTCAGATAGCATGTATCAACGTGTTCAGTTCTTAATTAACCTTCCAGATGATCCAGTATTCGGGGTGGGTTTTCATAGAGAACGAATACAGATGCAAGTATTCATTGCTGATACAAAAGGACACGGTACTGCTACTGCAATCTCAAGAGCTACTTTAATTAGAGATACTTTCACTAAAGGTACTACTATGATTGAGGGAAGTACTAAAATACATGTACTTGAGACACCTCAGATCGGAAGTAGTTTTATTACTAATGATAGGGTTGTAGTACCGGTATTTATTAATCTAGTAAGTGAAGTATATACTAACTAAACAGAATATTTAAAGCTAGGTTGGCCGACCGAAAAGATGATTCATTACCATCCTGCTTTATCTTAATAGTAATGTTCTTTAATGGAGAACGAATGATATATTTAACAAAAGATAAAATTAAACAATTAGTTATTGGTACAAACAAGTATTACACATATATTTTATGTAGAAATAATGGGGCACCTTTCTACGTTGGCGTAGGACTTGGGAAACGAGTAACAGATCATACTTCAAAGTGTGAATTAACTAAGGGTCAAAATAGACTTAAAGTTAATACAACAAAGAAGGAGCTAGCTGAATACGGATCTATAAAGTACGTGTTAGTTACTCTGACTAAAGATAGAAGTAGATGTCTTGATTTAGAAATTAAATTAATAGCTAAATATGGAAGGCAAGTAGATTCCTCTGGAATACTAACTAATATTACTTCTGGTGGTGAAGGTGCTAGTGGAAAATCTTGCTCAGATAAAACTAAAAGCATTAAATCTGAAATAGGATTAAGTAGGAGAGAAGAATTTTCAGAGTATGCCAAAGAACAATGGAGAAACTATACTCCAGAACAAAGAGAAGTTCGGTTAGCTCATTTTAAGAATGTAAGAAATAACGAGAAGGCTAGAGCGAAAATTAGTGCCACATCTAAAGAGCGCTGGGCTGACCCTTTATGGAGAGCACATGTAATAGAGTGTAGGCGAGTGGCTAGATTAAAGAAATTAGCATCCGCTAATACCACTGAAGAGTCAGTGAATAATTTGCAAATTATTAATAAGGAAATACAAAATGGCAATTAGCAAAGGCGTATCAAAAAAGGTCGCGTATAAAAAAGAAATCGCAGGTCAATGGGGTGTAAAAGCCACTGCTACAGGTGCGAAATATCTTCGTCGAGTTACTTCAAACTTTAACTTAACTAAAGAAACTTACGAGTCCGCTGAGATTCGTACTGACTATCAAGTCGCAGATATGCGTCACGGTGTACGTGCTGCTGATGGTACTCTAAATGGTGAACTATCCCCTAGTTCTTATGCTGATTTCATGGCTTCAGTAGTTGCACGTGATTTCACAGTAGGTGGTACTGCTGCTTCAATTTCTGTGACTATCGCTAACGGTGGTAGCACATTCACCATTACACGTTCTACAGGTAGCTTCTTAACTGATGGCTTCTTTGTTGGTAACGTAGTGCGTATGTCAGGTGGTACACTCAACGTAGCTAATACAGGTAATAACTGCCTAGTCGCTGCTGTAACCGCTTTAGCACTAACCGTAGTGGCTATCTCTGGTACACCATTGGTCGCTGAAGGTCCAATTGCTTCAGTTACTGTAGCTACGGTAGGTAAGCAAACGTATGCTCCTTTGACTGGTCACACTGATGACTCTTACACCATTGAGGAATTCTATTCTGACATTGCTCAGTCCGAAGTCTACACTGGTATGAAAGTCGGATCAATGGCTGTTCAACTACCCGCTACTGGTCTAGTCACTTGTGATTTCAGTATGATGGGTAAGAACTTAGAAGCTACCGGAACTACTCAGTACTTCACTACACCAACTGCTTCAGGTACTAACGGTATCTTCGCTTCAGTTGCTGGTGCATTAGTTGTTAATGGTGTACCTGTTGCTTTGGTTACTTCATTGGATTTCACAGTGGATCGTGGATTGGAAGCAGCTAATGTTGTTGGTTCTAACTTTGCTGCTGATATGTTCACTGGACGTATTCGTGTTAACGGTAACTTCAGCACTTACTTCCAAGATGCTACATTCCGTGGTTACTTTGATACCGAAGCTACAATTAGTCTAGTGGTTGCTTTGAGTACAGGTTCAGAGAAGAATGCTGAAGTTG